CATGCCCAAGCCGCCAAACGCCTGTAAGCCCATGCCGATGCCCGCCATTGGGTCGCGCACGCTTGTGTTCGAGAACCCAGACGACGTGCCTGTCGTTGTGCCGTAGCCCGACGGGATCGCACCGGCTGCGCCCGTAAGGACGCCAAATTGCGTTAGCGGGTAGTTTTGTTGGCGCATGAACTCTGCGAAACCTACGTCTAATCCTTGCTGCTCTAGCGTGCGTCGCGCCTCTCCTGCGCCCATCTGCGCGCCTAGGATAGCTTGCTCAGTTTGCAGCCCTTGCAGCCCCTGCGCCGCCTGACGGTCTAGCTCCTGCGCCGCTAGGTTGTACGCCTGGGCGTCTAGCGCCGCTTGACGTTCGCCCTCGTACACGTCGCGACGGTCGCCAAATGCTCCCGCCTTAATCGCTTGCGCCTCCTTGCCAATGCCCTGTTGAGCGAACTGGCGATTTAACGCTGGCGCCATCTGCTCTTGGATTTCCATGAGGCGTTGCTGACGCGCCGCCGGATCCATCGCGACCCGCATAGATTCTGGCAGTGCTAGGTTTTCATAGCCAGTGTACGCCTGTTGCTGTAGCTCTGTGGGCATCGCCACACGCTCGCCCGTGTACGCCTGAAACGGTTGCTTGGCGATGTCGCGGGCAACCGGGAGGAGGTCCTCTTTCAAGAATTCCTCTTGGAACACCGGCATCTTCTGCTCTTGCGTCGTATTCTGTGTTTCGTACACTGTCGTTGATTTGCTGCCCACGACTAAATCTCCATTTCAAAGTGTCGATGCGTTTCGACAAAACCGTTTTTCTCTGCGTAGCGACTGAAGCCTACTCGCCCATCCGCCTCAATCGCCGAAAGCCCTGCCGCTCTGCAAACATCCGACAATACTGCCAGTGCCGCTTTCATCCAGACCTTCATGTCAACGCCGCCCATAAACTCTATGAATAGCGTTTGACGTTGAGGGTGTCGCACGACGCTAGTTGTAAACGCGGCGGCCAACGTGTCCTCGATGTAGACGTGCCATAGCAGGCTGCGCTGCTCAAGCAAATCCTCGACAATGTCCTCAAGCGATACGTTTCTGGCGTATGCCTCAATTGACGGCAGCAACATCTTTAGCGATTTCTCTAACGCTACGTCGACGTCTTCCGCAATTGGCTCAACTCTGACGACCTGTCTTTTTTCCAACTTTACAACATTATCGGTCAAACGTGAACCCTACCCATGCAAGCGCGTTAAGTGCAGCGTCGTCGCCGGTGCGGCCGGAGAAAACGCCGTCGCCGCGGATGCGTCTAAAAAGCCAGCCGTTCCGTCCACTGCCCACATGACCTGTAAATAGTCGCCAGCGCTGACGTCAAACTTGGCTGACCTTGATACCACTTGCGTCGCGTCGTTTTGGTGTAGCGCGTAAATGATAGTGTTGTTAGGCGCGTCGGTGCCGTTTAGCCTTGGCCAGAAGTAAAATTTTACCGTGCTAGACGACGTTGACGATATCTGCGCTGAGAACATGACAAGATATTCGCCTGCGTTCTCGAATACGATTTTAGTCGGATCCGTTCCGTCTAGCGTTATGCCTGCGTTACCCGTCGGCGTGTCATACTGGATAGCGTATGCGGTGTCGACCGCGGCTGCTGTGACGTCCGTCGTGCGGTACAGCGATGCGTGGCCGTCCTCTAGTACAACCTGAACAAACGCGCCGTCTTTTGACACGACAGGGTAGCCGTTGACGTCATCCCAAAGCAGGACGCCGTTCTCTGACGGGTTGTCAGTGTCCACCTTAAAGAACAGGCGCCCCAGGTTACGTTGCAAGAATAAGTTTAGATTACGCCCCCATTCCCTCACGTCCTCGCCTATGATCGGAGGTATCGCTGGCATTATCTAGTGCCTCCGGGGACAGTGTTTAGGCGCATAATGCCCACACGCCAATCGACCGCCTGATCCTGCTCGACACGCATCCGCACCTGTCTGCCGCTAAATCTAACGGACGTCGGGTTTGTCGGGTCAAACGGTCCGTGACTGCTCTCCGTCCCGTTGGGATAGAAGCGCGTCTTAAATGTCATCTGCACCTCGCCCTGCGTTTTCTCGTCGGGGATCACGTTATTCACTTTAGCGATCTGCTCTCCGACGCCCATAGACATAGGGCCAGTTTCTGCATACACGGTGCTGCCGTCGTAATTATGGCCAACCTCATGGTCCATAAGGTCGGTGCTATCCGTTAGGCGCTGCGCCATGATCGGATATGTAAACACGCCACGCGATATGCCAGATGTGCGCGCAAGATCGCCGACTAGCCAGTGGCGCTCCATAAAGTCGAACGCGACGTATTTATCGCACTCAGTTGCACCATTGCTTGGGTAAAACCACCAAACCTCTTGATGCGCCCCGTTGACCATGCCCCACACTTTTGATTGCTGTGACGTGTTAAAATCGCCAAACACAAGATCGTGAACGTCGCACGGCAGGACGTTAACGGTGTTGCCGTCATAATAGAAAAAGTTTTCCTGCCCATACCAAAAAACGCCCTTGTCCGTAGAAACGGCTGACTTGCGCGACACAGCCCCGCAGTGGGTGCCCACGCGATTGAACTGATAGATGTAGGGCGGACCGACGTATGTCGCGCTATGCGCGTCAGTGTCGGTGATAATAAGAGAATTGCCGCGTCCTTGAACCGCACACATAATCTGGCCACTAGTTTGCAGAATTTGCGATCCCGCCTGATTTGTTGTTGAAGGGGTCCAAGTGTCTCGATCCTCAAAATCGCACCACGCGACTTTACGCGGGTCGTTGCCTGAACCTAGCGCAAATATAAAACGCTCTTCCGTTACATGCACGCCCAGATTGTCTGTTGGCGCGTTATCCACAGGCTCAGCAACTGGATAAAATTTTAGCGAGATGTCGTCGATGTCAAAATTTGGCGTGTCGTATGCGTTCGGGATGATTTCAATTTTAACCTCAGTGTCATCAGCGCCAAAACGAAAACGATTTGTGCCGACACTTAGTTTTTGGTCGACCAGAACAGTTGTGCTAGTTGTGCCTGTAACCTTGACGTTTACGTCAGGTGCGGTTGTTGCGTCACTGTCGTCATCTGGGTCAATTAGCGTTACAGTTACGTCGTGCGTGTCCTGCTTATCTGGCGTCGCAGTGAGGCCAGAGACAGTTTGCTCTAGCACCCCGAAATTAACGCGCGCTAGCTCATGGTTGTCGCCGTGATCTACTGTGAAAGAATGCGTTGACCCGATGTCCTGGCGGAACACATGCGCTGTGCCAACGCCTACGCCAGTGATGTCTACAGCCGCGCCGCCTGACGTAGCGGAAACCTGAAACTCAGTCGCCGTTGCATTGATGATGTAGTAGTCGGTGCCATCAACTAGGCCGGCGATGTCAGTGCCGCCGCCGTTGCTATATGTAACGATTTCACCGTCGCTGAACGTGTTGGCTGTGATAATCTTATCGTTGGTCGCGTCAACGACCGCCACGTCTGTCGCGTCAATTGTGACCTCGTTGTTGGCCGTCAAATCTATTGCAGCGCCGCCAGAGGTAAGCGATAGCTGGAATTCCGACGCGGTCGCCGCGATGATGTGATAGTTCGCGCCGTCTGTCAGGCCGCCGATATCTACACCGCCACCGTTGCTATATGTCACATAGTCGCCAGTAGTGAATGTGTTTGTGTCGACAATTTTATCATTTGCAACGTCAACAACAGTCGCGTCATCGCCATCAAACGTCAATGCGTTTTGCGTCAGGTCAATGGCCGCGCCGCCCGACGTCGCCGCTAATTGCAACGTGTTGGCCGTGGATCCTACGATAAAGTAATTAGTCGCAGTCGTTAAGCCGCCCACAGCCGTCGCGGGTGCAGCGGGAACCGTGTAGGTCACCTCGTCGCCGTCGCTAAATCCGTGCGCCGTGATCGTGATTGTGTCGGTGGCGTAGTCTATCTCCGCCGCGTCGTCGGCGTCGAACGTCTTGACGTTTTGCTGATACTCAGCGACGCCGCCTGAGATTGTCCAGTTGACGCCCTTTGTCCAATCACTGTCCGCCGTAAAATCGCCCGTAGCAACTAATTCTGAACCAGTGGCGGTGGTTAAATCCCACTCCCATATGACGCCATCGTCTACGCTACACGCAATTAATATTTCGCCAAAATTTTGAAGATCCCAAGTAGTGGCAGGAAATGGAATACTAGTGCTTGTAGGCTGTATGGGAGCGCCAAACAGACCTTTCCCAAAAAGCCCCGCGCCGTATCCTGTGCCCGCCTCACCATCTTCGCGGCCCTCTACTAAGTCGTCTGGCGTTATATCGTAGACAGACCCACCAGCGTTAACAACTTTTAGCTCTTTGTAAGACCCGCACGCCATCCACGCGGTGTTGTCGTTCGCCTGCCATGAGTGCATACCCCGAATGGTTGAAGACGTAGCATTGTCGACGCGTTGACGCCATCCGCCAATCGGACGCAGTGACCCATCGAGCCAGCGCACTAAGCTGCCGTCAATCCACTTATTACTCTCTTCCAGGTCAGTGCCGTTGCCGTGAAAGCCTGGTGGGATATCTAACGGAACAAGAGCCATCAAGGCGCTCCTTATGAAATAGTGCCGTATGCAGTTACGTTACCAACGACTTTCAAGTTGCCAGAGGTATCAAGCTCCATTTTTGCCGTGCCGCCATATTTTACTATTAATTTATTCGATGAAACCTCAAACGTCCAATCTCCGGCGGCATTATCTAGAGCAAGAGATGATGTGCCAGTGACTGATGTACCAACGATTTCGCCTGCGTCGCCATAAATAACAGCTTTACTATTAACTACTGTTTCAGCGGTCGCGCCATCCAATAAACTAACTGGACTGTCTGCATCTGATCCATTCACCGCGCCGACAATTGTGTCCAACGCTGTGTTGATTTGATCCCCCCAAGTATTATTAGATCCGTTTACGGTCGGTTTTGTGATCGTGATGGCCATATTTTAATCCTTTGATATGCAAGATAGCATGTTAGGCAACTTCCGTCCATATTTCTGGCGGGACGTATGGGCTGAAGAAGCCACGGAATTTAAAGTCATATCCTGCCATAGCATATGTCCCACTGTTTATTGTAAATAATCGCTGAGTCGTAAAATCAGCGTCCCGTTCAGTAATTGCAAACGTGCCATTATCAAACGCTTCGCTAATTCCTTTCGGAATATTCTGCCCGGTGACTGTAAACGATCCACTTATCGCATTCATAGATATGTGGATGTTTACATCTTGCTCAGTGAGCGTGAAAGATCCGCTATCAACGACGATACCAAAACCAGTGTCAAAGATTATATCCTGGCCTGTTAGCGTGTAGCTGCCGCTATCTACAACAATGCCGAAACCATAGTCTAACTCAACATTCTGGCCCGTAAGTGTAAACGTGCCTGCATCCACTGGGAATGGACGCTGCGCAGATAGGGTCACAGCGTTGCCACTTACAGCAAATGTACCGCTTGGATAAATGTCAGTGATTAGCTTGGCTGCGCCTTGCATACTTAGCGTGAACGTACCGTGCGTGACGGACATTACATAGGGAACACCCCTGGCGTCACCTAATGGCAGTGCTGCAATTGCGCTTAATCCTAACATTAGACGTACCCTGACATATCTACATTAGGCGTAATAGTCGTGAAGCTAGCTGTGTAGCCCTCTTCACTAGACCCACCTTCTGTATCAACTTTTGTGATATTTAGAAGGTCATAGTGATCGACAAATACCCTACGAAACTCAGTCACTTTTGCACTCAACTCACTTGATGTTAGAGGCATAATGTTTTCGCCTGTGTACCTACTGTAGATGCTGTATGTTTTTTCTTCGCTAGGGTTCATAATATCTGCATTAGAAAGATTGTCTGGGCGTATAAGCCACGCACCATCTTCAGTCGGCAATATCTCCTTAACAATACACCAATCTGTTGGATTATTTTCCAACCTACCCTTCATAAGTAAAACCGCGTTATGAGCCTCGTCCTCAGTATTGTACGAAATTTTACCATATTCATATATAATAGCCATTAGGTTGACCCGTATATTGTACCACTATTGCTAAGCGTATAAGATACGCCACTGTCGTTGATCGCGGCGCCTCCAGAACCCCCACTGGCTCCAGTGTTTGTGCCCCCAGAAGCACCCCAGCCACCGCCGCCTGCACCGCCAGCACCATCTACAGCACTGCCTGCATTCCCCGCTGAACCTCCTGCTTGACCGGGCTCACCCCAAGTTCCGCCTGGATTAATCCCAGCACTACCACCTGACCCTGGGAGAATACGACCACCTCCACCGCCAGCACCTGTGTTTTGCCTGTCATAGTAGGTGCCACCGTTTGCCGTACCACCGCCACCGCCGCCTGCGCCGCCACCGCCGCCGCTATAGTAGTTGCTACCGTTACTGCCAGAGGAGTTAAGAGAGCCGCCGGCGCCGGGAGTGTGATTTGCACCTTGATCTGATCCGCGGTTACCTGTACCGCCGCCTGCACCGCCGCCGCCACCGCCGGGGTGCGTTGCATATACAAGACCAGCGCCGCCACCACCGCCGCCGCCCGCGATGTAAGCGCCAGATAGGTTTTGTATTGTCACTCCAGTGACGCCTGAATTAATTTTAATAGCTGGCCCGCCTGAGTTTGCGTTTAGGCTAGCTGGAGACAGATACCCTCCACCATTGCCACCCTTGCCGATGATTTTGCCGCTGTTTTTAACCGTGCACGAAACGTCAATGGTAAGAGCCGCAGTGCTTGTACTGTCTGACCAAATCCAGAAATTTGATGGAATTACCAATGTGCCGCCAGAGGAAACAAAGTCACTAGCAAGCATTTGCTTGCGGTTACTTTGACCATTAATTGTCGCTTCGCTTGTAACGGTCACCTCATTAGCCGCGCCATACCACTCATTAAATGACATCTGTGCGCCTGACGATTTCCCAATCAGACCACGAATATCCGTGTCGTTAATACTAGCCTGCGATCCACTGGAACCACCTGCCTCAACGTGAATGTCGTTTAGGGATATCTGACCGCTAGTCTGTAGAGCCATTACTTATCTCCTAATTTAGCTTTTAGTTCGTCAATCTGTTGCTGCTGTTCTTTGATTGCTTCTATGAACAACGCTGATAGCTGATCGTACTGCACAATGTCATAAACAGTTTCGTCATCGCCCGTCTTTAAGCTCAGAGTAGACTGCTTGACCGCTGAAGGTAACACCTCACGAACCTCTGGCGACATGACCCCTGCGCTTTGCACGCCGTCAGTCTTATATGTGAATGTATAACCGTTTAGCTTTTGTACCTTCTCTAATGCGTTCTCTACTTTTTCTACATTATCTTTCAAGCGGGGGTCAGAAATAGATGTAGAATAAGCAATCACGTTTCCATCAGCGTGAAGATCACCACTTGAATAAAGTCGCATTTCTTCGCTTGAATTAATGTAAAAACGTATTAAGGCGTTACTGTTATCGTAATATGTGTATTCGCCTCCAGAGCCACCAAAGTATTGGTTGCTGTTGGGACGTGCATCCGATGAAATGCTAATCGTTCCTGTGGATGTGATAGTGCCGCCCGTCAAACCGCCAGATGTTGCAACTGACGTGACGCCAGATGACGTGACGTACCCCGCCCCGTTGGTTAACTGGTTGTTGTTGGTGACGTTGGTAGCGCCTGCCGCAATACCATCTAGTTTTGCGCCATCCGCAGATACGTCACGACCATCAAACGTCTGACCCGCTGCAAATGTAATAGCACCTGTCATGGTGCCGCCCGCCTTTGGCAGTGCTGCGTTTGCTGTTGTGGTTGTGCTAGTCAAAACACCATCGCGCGTTGCAATGTCCACGCCATCAACTGTTCCAGTAACCGTGATATTACCAGTGACCGCTGCACCTGATGCGGATACCGTAACGATGTCCGACCCTGCGTTTTGCAGGCGGTTCATATCTGCCGCTACCGCAGTAATCGCAACATAAGCTGCACCACCAAGTGACACTGCCGCACCGCTGTTACTGCTTTCGCTAGGGGATCGTGTTAGGGATGTCCCTGACGCAGAATATGTGCCTGTGCCAATTTCCCACGCAGAACCTTCCTCAATTAAGTATTGTACTACGTCACCATCAGACACACCCGCATCAGCAAAAGACTGAAACCCGCCAGCCGCGCCAGACAGGGTTACAGTTCCACTACCCGTTGTGGATGTTGTCATCTTGGCCCTGTTGAAAAGTTTAGCCATGATGACCCTCCGTTATGCTAGTGTCAGGATACCGTTTGTCCCGATGTCGATTGT